ATCACATCAAGTCATTGCAAAGTAATCAATATATTTCCACTGCGGATAGTCAGACGATTGCCATGTATGAGCAAATGTTGCGGATCAATGTTGATAATGGGGACACGTTAGAGTTGCGACGATTTAGGGTGCTGACACGGATTGCTAGTCAAAAACCTTATACGCTCAATTATTTAAGGGAGCTGTTAAGTAGTTTTGGCGGACCTGTTGAACTGGATATGTTGTACAACGATTATAAGCTACTTATCTCCATGTCTTTTGAAAGGCAAGGCGAGGTATCAGAAATCGAGTACATTTTTCGAAGCGTCGTGCCGGCAAATATTGTTGTTGAAGCTACGAACTCATTACGGCTAGATAATTACAAGTCACAGCCATTTTTGGCCAGTGTGACAACTGTCAACGAAATTGTAGAGATTTAGGAAGGGGGAAAAATTTTGGAGTTTAAAAAAGCGGTAGTAACCAACCAAGGCAAAGGGTTGCTTGCTAAATTGCTAACGGGTAATAAGACGATGTCTTTTACTAAAATAGTTACTAGCACCAAGGTGTATTTTGACAGCCAACTGGAAGCATTGACCACATTATTAGATGCTAAACAGACGACTGCTGCAAGTGCTTATAAAATCGATAATTCAACCGTGTCGATTGTCGGAACTTTCGAAAATGAAGGCCTTACAGAAGGATATTATATCAATACTGTGGGGCTGTATGCGCAAGACCCTGATATCGGCGCAACTCTAACGTGTCCCCATTATCAACATTGATCCGCAACATTTGCTCATACATGGCAATCGTCTGACTATCCGCAGTGGAAATATATTGATTACTTTGCAATGACTTGATGTGATTTGACAACTCTTGCAATAAGTCAGTCTCGACATCCATCAACACCTGCATCTCATAAATGCCATCGTACCATCTTGGTAACATCTCTTTTAAGTTATCAATCATACATAAGTCACCGTCCCCAAATGTGCGCACTCTTGTAATGTGCCAGACATCACTAGATTGATGTCTTGAGCAAGATTGTTAAAACGCACGTCTGTGACGTTTGCTACACCATCAACCTGCAGTAATGCCACAATTACTTGGCTACGATAAAGTGTTTGCTGGTACTGATACAACTCATTGTGTGCGGACCATTGCTTACGTATTTGTAAAAAATAATTTTGTAAAGCTGATAAAATTTGAGGTTTCAGACTATCGACTGTATAACCTACTGCAGCATCTACATGCAATCGTACATCGATATTTTTACGAGATGGACCAGTCACCGTTACAGCATGACCGATTGGCGCAATGCCATATCCTAGCTCGGCTGTTGGACTAATCAAATTTTGCACATTATCAATGAGTGTTTGACTAGGCAAATCAAACGCATTGTTTAAAATTACCAACTTAACTGTGCCACCGCCTGCCCAAATTGGATAAACTTGGACAGCACCTACACCGTCAATATTGCTTGTAAAATTGATATAGTCCTCAATGTTTCCTCCAAAATCGTTTACTTGGTAGGTTTTTAAGATACGTTCACGCAAGCTGTCATCTGTTTCTTCATCCCGCGCTGGTATCACAATTTCTAGCAATTCTGCTGTAGCCAATCCGTTGTAATTGTCAATAGGCAACAATGTGCCAACATATTGGTTTCCGACTTGACCAGGTGTTTCAGCTAATAAACTATATTCTCCAGACGATTCTAGAGATTGGATAACTGTGTAATAAATAGGATTATCACCTACTGAGCTAAAACGATCACCCTCCACGAGTTCCATTGCAGTTTCATCGTCTTTTGCAAAACGACCACGCACCACTGCGTTTGTTGCAGCAATCCGCTTAATACCATGTTCTTCTGCACGCAAGTCCAAGTAGCCTGCTGTTGCAGTTTGCGTAAACGTTTCGAGCATGACATTTCTAAGTTGCATCACAAACTCCGCCATTTGATAACATGCCGGTGCTAAAGCATCGTAAATAACTGACCCCTCACGAGTATCTGTAGTTCCGGCTGGTATTTTATCTAAAGCACTAGTCATAAAGTAATCAAAATCATATTGTTCCAATTGTCTTCCAATTTCTTCCGGATTCACACGACCACCTCCTGCTCTATGGATATATCACCAAATACAGTTGCAACCTCAAAGCTAATAGTCAAAGTATCTATCGTTTCATCAACAATTAAAAAATTATCGACTGAAATCACACGATCATCAGTTTCTATTGCTTCTGTTACAACCCTTTCTATTTCGGATTTAACTAAATCCATTTGCTCTCCGATTAAATCCTCAAGTTCCACACCATAATTTTCGGAATAGATTAAATAAGCAAATCGTTCGGTATTTAGTAACTTATCGATTGCTTGGCGCATTGCGTCCAAACCGTCCGTATAACCAGCGATACGACCATTAATAATTTTGTACGTTTTTGTTGGTGTAGTGACTAAATCACCATCGATAATTTCTTCTTCCATGCTCTACACCCTTTCCATCACAAAATACTTTTGGCCCTGTTGTACTCTCATCATCAAAACACCATCACCGCTTTTTTAAACTGCCTGCATTTTTTGCACAATGATAAATGGTGCTGATATTTCAAAACGATTTTCGATTTTTACCGTAAGAGGACTAGTTTTAACTACTTTACCGTAGACCAAATCAGATAACTCATCTTGTCTTGGTCTAGCGTTCTTGATTCTTCTTGCCAATTCCTCGACTGACATCACGCCAACACCTCGATTTCCAGAGACATCGAATGCTCGCTGCCTAAATCGTGTGTGCATTTTGTAATCAATGCTAGGTTGTCTTTGCCGATGTTATCTCTATGCAAATCAGCCAGACGTAACACAAAACTATTGCCCGCTCTAAGAGATATATGGCCAATTGATTCAAGCGATATTGTCCGGACTTCTTTGTTATTTTGGCGCAATAAATCGTTCGCTTGTTTTTGCAACTGTGAGCTATTAAGATCTGCATCGCTAATAGTTTCGACCATTTGTAATTTGCCCCATTTAGCAATATTTCCATCATGCTTTGCTACAAAAATTTCACGTTTTTTCTTATCTTTGTCCTCTCTCATAACTTTTACCGAGTTGAAAGCATCGTCAATTGTTGACTCATAATCATAATCCGTCACTAGCGATTCGTCACCTAACACAATGTTGGTAATTTTATTGTTTATATCAAATAATTCCAACGTTCCGTAATTGTCCCAAATGGCATAACGAATTCCGTATGCTCGTTTTGTCTCATCGATAGCATCTTGTATCATTGAGAAATACGTATGTTTATCTTCGACGACAGGTGTGCATTTGTACGAACTAGCATTGACAATCTTATGCGGTATGCCTTGCGTTTGACAGATTGTTTTAAATCTATCCGAACAGGTGCTTGCTTTAAAAACCAATGTGTCCTCATTTTTGAGGTATCGCATACTGTTGTAGGCTTTAATTACCCATTTTTTTGTCTTTTGTCTTTTTCCGACTAAACACTTTGCCTTTAAATATTTTTTTGCTATCAACAATGACCTCAATAATATCTCCAGAACGAAGAAAAACATTTACATCATCTAGCATTGAAAACTCCAAGATACCTGGTTGCGAATTTAAGCCCGTGGTCCATTTAATATCCGAAACAATTTCAGACAAATCGTACTGATCACCGTTAATAATTGACGTTTCCAAAATTTTAACGTTCATACTCGCCTAACACTTCCTTCCGTCACCCAGCCACGCCAGCCACCATTTAAAAGCGTGACATGGTACGGATATTTGCGACCTTTTTTAATAAAGTTGACTTTACGACGAGCATTTTTCTCTGTGAGACCTGGGCCCGAACCGTACGAGTCACGATGCAAACGACCATTAACGATAACTTCGCATCCTGGGACAATAGGTTTGTTTGTAGGTGGTTTTGGTCTTTTGATTTTATTTTTAGCAACTAATTTTGCACCAAATTCGCGATATTCCTTAAATGATAAATCGTAAGCAATATCACCAGTTGAATCAATGTACTTCCACTCAAATTCTTCGACTGTTGCTAAAATATTAATGCCTAAATCGGTACCAATTACACGCACACGTTGATTTTTTGTTTTTGGCATCCTGAATAAGTTTTACCCAATCAAGGGGCTTTTTTTTTCGTGCATTTAGGGTTTACATACCCTGCCTTTAAGTTCTTGGGAAATTCCGACGTAAAAGAAAAATCAGCTAGGGTTCTTGCCCCTAACTGATTTACCTCGCCAAGTTTGACTACTTCAATTGCATTATTATTCGAAGTATGAGTAATCGCTATTTCCCCTGGATTGACAGGGAGAATGTTACGACTCCCCTCAATATCCAAATAAAACTGTATTGCCATTATTCTCCCTCCTATCCTAAATCGCTATCCATCGCTTCGATGATTTTTCCTGCTACTTTATCTGCAATCTCATCCGCATCTACAGGCTCCCCGTTAGTATTTTCTACATGGACACTTACTTGAGGTGTCACATGTTTATTTTTAACAACAACAGTTTGACTAGCAGACGCTTGCAAACGCTCGATCTCCGAATCGTCCAAATGCACTGAGCTAGTAATGTTACCCGATGCAGAGTTATTAGCTAAATGATTAGGTATTGCAGCTAGTGCTAGCTCATTGCTTGCTTTATCAACAAGTGACGTAGCATCCGTAATACCTTTTGCTAAACCTTGTGACACAAAGCCACCGACGTCAGCCATTACCCTTGATGGGCTGTGAATATCCAAC